CCTGGCCATGATCCAACTCGGTTTGCAGGGCGTTCGAGATCAGGACGCCCGCGCCGCCAGCCGCGTCGATTGCCAGGTTGCGGACCTGATTTCTCGATGGGATCGGGTCAAGTGCCGCGTCAACCTGTGGGCCCGCGATCGCGTGCCCCCACTCAACCCCTCGGTCGCTCCGCACCGCGATTCCCGCCGGTGCGTCCGGCTCATCGAGCGGTAGATAGCCGAGGATCGGCGACCCCCACGGAAACGCGAAGAATCGCCGGTCATCGCTCGTCTGGCCGTTCGGCGTCGTCTCGGGGGACGTGCGCCACTGGTAGAGCGGGCCAGCCATCAGCCGGAGCCCGTAGAGGTCGAGCGGCGTTCGAGGCGGGCTCCGCAACGATGCCACAGGCCCGGGAAAGGCCACGGTGAAGTTGACAAACCCCTCGTCCGCGAATCCGGTCGCCTGAGGAATCCCCGCCGGCTTGACCAGCCGCCCATCGACCCAGATCGCCGCTTGCCCGGCCGACAGATCAACCTGAATCGTGATCCGCCACGGCCCCGCGCCCGCAAGCGGGAACCCAAGCGTGGTCCAGTCGGCTTGCCCGGTCGCCGAGTAGGAAAACTCAAGACCCCCCGCCGCCGTCCAGAGGGACCATGGCTTGCCGCGCTGGGCGTCGTCGGTCATGCCCAGCAAAAACTGACCCGGAGCCCAGGGACCGGCCGCCGGATTGCCGACGTAGAGTTCGAGTGTCATCGCCGAGACGTGGGGCCAGCCCGCAAACGTGCCGCCCTGGACCGGCCCGTGATTGAGCGAGCCCAGAGGAAAAACTGCGTGTGATGTGTCGAACCGGATGCCCCGCTGCGAGGTGAGCGACGGGTGATTGTACGGGCCGGGGATGCGGTGGAGCGCCGAGCCGAGCAGGTCATGGTTGCCGATCAACACGCCAACTCCGCCGCCCAGCGTCTTGAGCCTCGAAGCCCCCATCGACTCGCCCACCAGCGACACGCCCGTCCGGCGAATCCGCACGGGCCGCGACAACAGGTAAGGCAGCGACGACGGAGGCACCCGCACGACGCCGCCGGTCTGATCGCGGTCGAGCTGCGCCTCGACGGCCGCCATCGCCGCCTCGAACGCCGGGGAATCGTCGGTCTTGCCGTCCCCCCGCGCGCCGAAGTCGACCACGGACACTGACGCCGCCGCCTGGGCCTTCGGAGCGAGCGGAATTGCCGCCGACGGCTGAAGCACAAACCAGCGAACGCCCACGAGGGTAACGACCGCTGCGAACAGCAGGCTCAAGGTGCGAATGGATGGCTCCTTCACGAGGTGCGCCGCCTGAAGAAATGCCACGCCCCGAAGCCACACATAGCCAGATACACGCCAACTGCGAGCGCGGGCCGTTGGGCGTACACCGACCGAATCAGCGACGTGACCGTACCGCCCGGAATCCATTCGTAGGCCGCGAGGGTATCGACGACGGCGAAGGAGGCGGTGCAGAACAGGAGGTATCCGAGCGCCGGGCGGCTCACTTGCGGGCCACGCGAAGAATCGCCAGCAGGTCGGCCGAGGGCATGCCGGTCGATGCGTCGTAGAGGATTGCTCGGAGCTTGAGCAACGACGCGAGCGCGGCATCGATCGCGGCGGCGTCCAGGTCGGCATTGTTTCCCGCGAACGCCCCGGACACGAACGTATCGACCCCGCCCAGCGCGGCCGCCTTCGTCCGGTCGGCATCCAGCGCTGTGAGCGCGTCGACTGACGTCTGACAGTCCGCGCGAAACTGAGTCACCCATGTGGACTGAGCGGCGCTCATATCAACGGCCATCGGTTATCCTCACGAGCAAAGTCCAAGGTTGCGAAGAATCGTCACAATTGCATTGATCACGGTCGCATCTGTGCCGCTGGCCGTTCCGGGGGACGCGGCTTTCGCGACAGGGGTTGCTCCGTAGAACCCGACAAGAGCCTGTGTCCCATCAGATGCCACTGACCAGCCGAGACGGTTGGTCCCGGTCCAATCGGCCGCATAGCCGCGCAGCTCACCCGCGCGGGTCGCGGCAACGTTTGCGTTGGCGTTTACGTCGGTCGCCCAGACGGCGTCGATAATTCCAGTGTCGTATGCCGTCCCACTAATGAGTTGCCGGAGCTTGGCGAGGGGGGCGGATTGTGATGCAGCGCCTTGAAACACTGCGACGGGTTGCGCGGCCGAGGCGGACGTCAAAGTGGTATAATTTGAAAATGACGCAATTGTAGTTGTTGCCGGATTCAGGTTAATGGCGCTTGCGCCTGTACTAATTCCCAGCGTGCCAGAGGCTTGATATATCGAATTGGCTTTATCGTATCCGCTGACCCGAAGTCCTGGATCTGTTCCGCTTGTACCTAGCCCAATATAAGCGTACGTTCCATCCCAATAATGTACAGACGTTCCTGCCAAACTCTCTATTGAAAACCATTTAGTGCCCGAGTGTGTGGCGAATTGAATACCCCATGATGGCCCAGCCTGTAACACAAATCCAGCCAAGGCACCGCTTGAGGTGCTACTTGTTTGAAAAGTCGCTTGGGGTGTGGATGTTCCGGCATTGGCGAAATTCGCTCCCGCAAACGTCGGGCTGTCCGTCGTCGTGAGCCCGCTGATTTGCGACTGCGTCAGTCCCGTCAACGCGCTGCCGTTGCCGCTCGGCGTGAGGTAGTCGGTTCCCGCGACGGCCGTGGTGATCGAGGTTGATCCGGAGAATTTGGCCATCTGGCCAGAGGTCGGCGTGCCCGTCGTGGTGACGGTGCCCGAGCCGCCGCCAGCGAACGCGACCCACGATCCGGTTTGCTTGTGGTAGTAGATCGTTCCATCGGCGACTGTTCCATCGGCGCGCTGGTAGAAATCCCCGTCAGCACCAAGCCCGCTCGACGGCGCACCCGTGCCGCCCCAGAGCGCGGGGCCGGTTGCGGAACCGTTGCCCGGCGCGATCGACGAAATCGCCGAGACGGGGTCGCGAAGGGTCATTGCGTTCCCGGAGTAGCCGTAATAGTTGTCAACCCGCGCGGCGGTTGAAGCGATCTGATAAGAGGACGTGATCCCTCCCAGGTAGTCGACGTGGAACAGCGTTGAGCCCGATTTGTCGATCAGTTGAAGTCCGTCGGTCGTCCCGGTGCCAATCCGAATCGTTGCGGCCGCGCGGGCGCTGGCTCCACCGGTTTGCAACTCGACATAGTCTGTAATGAAGCAGCGGGTGTTGTTGCCCGTGCTCCCCACGAGCGTGGGCAGCGCCTGGGCCATCTGGCATGACTCAATCAGAACGGACTGGAGGTCCGGCGGCGCACCCGCCAGCAGAGGCTGTTTTCCCGTCTGGAACGGCACCTGGACCTGTCGAAACGCGACCGTCCCCGGGGCATCGAGCCGGGCGAACACGTTGTCGCCACCGATCATGTCGGGCTGGAATACCAGGGATTCCACGGACGCCGAGACAGGCGAGCCGTTGGCCGTGGTGAGGAATCGGGCTGAGTTCTCCGAACGCCCGCTGCCGACGCGAAGCGTGCCCGCAGACAGGTAGAAGTCCTGGCTGCTCTGGGTGCCGACCGAGAACCCATCAATAAATAGTTGTGTTGCGTCACAGATCACGCCGGTCGCATGGCTGGCGAACGTCACCTTAGCCATGCGATGCACGAGGTTGTTGGAACTCACCCCGTCGCCGACATAGGCCCCGTAGACATAGTGTCCACTGGCGTGCGTGTCAGTACCCACGCCACCCTGGACCGAAAGCGCCCACCATCCCGATTCGTCGCACTGCTGCCCGGAGCCATACTTGCCGATCCTGATTCCGCAGTTGTACCGCGTCGTCTGGATCGTGATATCGGTAAACGTGCAACTATTTGTGGTCTGGCTGACGACTCCGGTATCGGTGTAGAGATAGAAAACGTTGGTGACCAGGTCGACGCTGTCGGCGTTAGCGTAGGTCCCTTCGACGCGGAGCCCGGTCCATTCGCACTTGAGGCACCCGCACATATCAAAAACGGACGCCAGGACGCCCGACGGATAAATACGCGAGGCGTTGTTGTCGCCGTAGAATGCCAGGTAAGCCGCCCCGGTGAACGTGAGCGGGGCCGTGATCTTGTACGTCCCGGCCGGCAGGTAAACCGCCTTCGTCGCCACCCGCGCCGAGCCCGAGAACACGCCACCGAGCGCCGCGTCAATCGTGGCCTGGATCGCGGCCGTGTCGTCGGTGGTTCCGTCACCGGCAGCCCCGAAGTCGCGGACGTTGTACGTATCCGAGAACCGGGCCGCCAAGGTGCGCGCGGTGGTGGTGCCGGTGGCCGTGGCCGAATTCGTGGACAGGGAAGCATTGGTGGCGAGCTTGCCGTTGAGCATGCCGGCCGTCAAATAGAACCCGACGATATCGCCCGTCGAAAACCCGATATCAGTCTGGCCGTCGGTGGTCGCCACGCCCGTGAGCACGGGAAGCCCGGTTCCGCTGTCGGTGCCCAGGGCCGTGGCGGTGAAGATGGTTGCCTTCGAGCGATCGAGGATCGTACCGCCGACGCCATAGTACGCGGCGCGAATCACCGTGATCGCTACGGGCGTCGTGCTGGAGATCGTCTCCCCAAGCTCCGTGAGGGCTGCGTTGATCGTGGTCTCGGAGCCCGCCGCCAGAATCAGCGTGGTCGCGCCCGAGGCATGGTCCGCGCCCAACGTGGTGATGACGGAGTTGATCGGGATCAGGTCGGCCATGAAGTTATCCCGGGGTGCGAAATCGCGTCAATATTCGCTGCAAGGATTCGAAGACTCTCCATTCGAATCAAGCCACCTTCAATGCGAGGCCTCTCATGGGAGTCTGGACGTCGCTCAAGTCTGTCCGTTGGTTCGGCGTGGTCGTCAGCGCTGCAATCGTCGTAACCCTGTTGCTTGTCCTGGTGTACGCCGAGGTCGCGCGGGAGTGGCGAACCAACCGTCACACCGGTGCGCCGGTCGACTGGAAGATTACCGACGCCGAGAAGGCCTCGACCGCCCGCGCCGCCGAGGAGGCCGCCGGTCAGGTGCCACGCCCCTGAAGACACGCGGCGCACTCGGCCGGCGTCACCCATCGCCGCTGCCAGGGGAACTGACACACCGCCCCCGAACAGCAGCCCGGCCGCTTACGGTAGAACGGACACGCGGTCATCCGGCCCCAGGACGCCACCACTTGCTGTACCGTGGGTCTTGGCTGTGCGGGAGGTTCGCCCGTCGCGATCTGGCGAACCACCGCCTCATAGGCCGGGTTGTAGTCGGGGTGTTCGGGGTCGAGCAGGTCGCGAAACCGAGTGTGGCCGGTGCGCGTGACCGCCAGGTCGAGGGCTTCGGCGAGGGTCATTCGGTGACGGGGATTGTGGTGAGTGTGCCGCAGTACAGAATCGGGTCGCTTGAATGGTACGTGAGCGCGAACCCGCCATCGGGGCAGGTGAACGCATCGAGCGACAACTGGACACTCGGAACCAAGGAACCCGGCGCAGAGAGGTATGGGCAATACTGGCCGTATGTCGGTCGGCCGTCTGTGGGATAGGCGGAATACCGAACGAGTGCCGCTCCGGTTGACTGCAAGATCGCCACATTGTACGAGAAATTGGAGTAACCTGATGTCCCGCTGATCGCTGGGCAATACTGAGCGGGGCAGGCAGGCCATGAGTATTCAAGAATGGCCGCGTTTCCGTCTGTCCATGCTGGCTCGCCGACCCATGTCGTCGTCGTGTTGTAGGTGAGGGTCCGCGTCAGAGGGCCGGTCGGATCGCTGTAATAGAGGGTGTTTTTAACGGGATCGGCACACTTGCCGAAGCAATTGTAGTTCGTCGTATCGACAAACCCCGACATGTAATAGTAGTGAAACGTTCCGTTGAGTGTGACGGTCTCGCCTGTCCGGGTGAGGAAGCGTGGGGACTTATCGAAGTCGATGTAATAGGTGCCCGCGGCGGCCGTGGTGTCCCACTTGCCGCTGCTGTCCGTGGTGCCGCTGTCGACCGTGGTTCCGGTGGTGATGTCTTTCAGGGTGACCGAGCATCCCGCGAGCGGGATGTTGTAGCACCCGTAAACCACGATTACATCACGCGGCGGATTGCAGCAGCACCAGCTGATGCTCACCCAACGTCCGAGCAGTCGCTCGGCCCATCGACGAACAGCCGGCCATATCGGTACGACAGATCGACATAGGCTCCCACGATGAAGCCGATTTTCTTGAAATTGCACACGGGGATGTCGGTTGCCACCTCGACAAGCTGGCCGGCGGCGGGATCATCGCTCATCAGGGTGACGCGGCCATCGGTGGTGTAGGTCGTGCCGCTGCTCCGTGCGGACACGTAGGTTGTGACCTTGCCGATGGGGTTTTGTCGGGCCAGCGCCCGAATCGCAACCGCGCCCGAGGTGTGGGTGATCGCCAGTCCGGAAGCCAGGCCGGTGGAGACCGAGGCGTCCTCGGACGCCACAGCGACGCGGTTCAAAAGCCGGGCGCTGATCGGCTGGAGCGGCGTCTGACGACCGACCGGTTGGCGACTGACGGGGAAGATGTTCACCGCTAGAACTCCGTCCCAAACAGCACGGAGAAGTCGACCTCCTCATAAGGGGCCGCGCCGGTGCCGTCCGACTTGTCATTGACGGCGACCCAATTTCCAGACGGGTCGAGGACCTCATTCCAGGTGATGTTGTAGTTACCGAGGAAGTTGAACGTGATATCCCAGCATCGTTCCCCGGTTCCGGGATCGTTGGTCGGCTCCGAGGTGTCGGCCCCGGTGAAGAGCAGGCACGCCGTGGGAAAGATGCGATCGGCGAACTGAATCGGCGCGTTGTTCACCGTGCCGTCATAGTTCATGATGTCGTCAAGCGGGATGAACGGCATCCGGTGCCGTGTCATCTTGATTTGCACATGCGAGCGAACCAGCCCGATCGTCGAATCCTGGACGGGCTTGGTGTTGTAGGTGCCCGAGGCGTAGTAATAGCTGCCCGTCGGCGGCTGAAAGATGTCGGCCGACGCGGAAAACGTCGTCGTGGTGAAGGGCAGCCCCGACGGGTCAGACTGCTCGTTCTGGCCGCCCGCGCCCGCGATTGCGTCCCAGGTCGGCACCTTGAAATGAGCTGGAATCAGCGCGCTATCGTAAGACGCCCAGCCCGTATTCTGGTCGGTGCGGTACTTGAGGCCCGTGATATCGCCCGTGCTCACGCACTTGAGCGCGGGGAGAGGTGGATAGGAAAACGGTTGCAGATAGGTAATCGTTCGGCCGGTGTAGAGCAGTCCGCCGAGCAACCCCTTCAGCACCGTGAACCGGTCGTCCCAGGCGCACTTGATAGTCGCATCGGCCGACCACCCTTCGCCGCTTACGTACCGCTCCGCAACTGCGCGGCTGCCGTCGCCGTCGACCACCAGGGTGCAAGGGACGCCGAGAATCGGAAAAGTGGGTGAACTCATGGGACGGCGAAGCCAGGCCCCCCGCGTTGGTTGCGCAGTGCGTTTTCCAGGCCCGCGAACTGAGCCACGAGCTTCCCGGTGTTGTCGGCCGTTTTCTTCGCGGCGTCATCCTTGGAGAATGCCCCCACCTGGAGCTTGCGGGCGAACTCCTCCAGACTCGTGAATTCGGCGGTTCGCGATCGGCCGGCTGTTGCGGCAGGAGCCGCGCCTCCTGCGGCTCCGGGCGCGTTCGGGCGATTCGAGGCGTTATTGCGGGCTTCCAGATCCCGCGCCCGGTCGCGCACGAGCCGATCTTGAATCGCGGCGATTTCGTCGGCCAGCGAGACCTGAATCGGTGCGACAAGGCCCGGGAACTCGCTTACCGTCGATTTGAAGCCTTCGAGGAGCCCGGTCCATTTGAAGTTAAATGCGTCCCCCTGAAGCCAGTCGCGCACCGCCGCGCCGAAGTCGATGAGATTGGTTGTGATGTTCGAGAGGGCCGCCTCGAAGCCAAGCACCAGATCGCTGTAAAACTCCGTGAGGTTCTCGCGGACCCAGGAAAAAATACGTGACGCGTTTTCGCCGAACGCCTCAAACGTGGTAATCGCGTTTCCGAAAAACTCCGTGATCTTGAGTTGGGCAATCTTCCAGATCGCGCCAACATTCTTTGCGAGAAAGATGATCTCGGAAACGCTTGAGGCGAAGGCGTCGATATTCTCCGTGCTGCCGATCCGGTCCAGAAACTCGTTGAGCCCGATCAGGGCCTCACGGTAAACAGGTAGTAGCTTTTCCCCAAGCGTCGCGCTCAGGTTTTCGATGTTGCCCTGAAATTTCCGCTCCTGATTCGCCGCCCCGTCGGCTGTGTTCGCCAGGTTGTCTTGCTTGTCGGCCAGCGCCTGGGTGAGCAGGCCCACGCGAGCCATCACCTTCTCGCTCTCGGTCAGAGCTCGATTGCTTGCGCCGATCCCGTTGGCCGCGGCGTAGGCCTTGACGGTGGTTTCGTTGAGGATCGCCCCTTCACGCTTCAGCAGGTCGGACTGCTCACCCGAAAGACCAACGAGCAACGCTGAACTGGCTTCCTTGACCGAGATATTTCGCGCCGAGGAGAAGTCGAGCGCCAGTTGGCTCAACTGCTTCGAGAACTGAGCCAGAGCACTACCGTTGAGGCCTGCCAGTCCCTTGCCGATACCCGCGAAGCCTGCGGCCATCTCGATCGTGTCGAGTTTGACAATCCCGAACTTATGAGCCAAGTCGTCCGCGTATTTGTTGATCTCTCCGAACGCATCGCCGAAGACGATTCCTGCGTAATCCACGGCTTCGGCCAGATCCGAGGCGGAATGGACGACCTTGTTGATCCCGTAGGCCAATCCCGCCGCCCCTGCCGCCGCCAGCCCGAACAGTGGGGCCAGTGAGATTCGGTAAGATGCGAGCGAGGCGAGTTGACCGCGCACATCCCCCAGCGTCTGGGTGATTGGCCGGGCATCCCCCCGGATTTCGACGAACAGTTCAGCGAGCTTCACGGTGCGCGTCAAACTCCTCAAGGGACCGGCAGACTTCGTGGCCGGGCGGCCGCTCGTGAATCAGGCAACACAGTTGCGTCGGCGTGAGGCGGCCGATCGCATCGGGAGTCGCCCACGGCAGGTCCCGCATGGCCCGGTGGTAAAGCCCCCACCAATCGTGCCCGTCAGCCGCGCGGACCCCGATCAGGTGGTCGCTGTACCAGCCGGGGTCATCCCCGGCGTCGCTTTTGGGTCGCTGATCACCTGGTCAACCTGGGTGAGCGCAAACACTCGCGCGATGTCGGCGAAGGTGAGTTGCGCGTGCAATTCCCGGGCGGCCTCGCGGGTAAACGTGGGGTCGGTCTTGCTGATCGAGAGGTACAAGATCTCCATCACGCCGGCCACCGATTGGAGCATCGCATCAGCCTCGGCGTTCGCCCCGATCTTGCGTTGCCCTTTCGTCGCGGCGTCCATCGCCAACTGGAACAAGTAGCGTTCCTGGGTCTGGTTGTACTGGCCGCTCTCAATCTGCCGGACGGCGATTGCGAACGGGTCGGGGAACTGCTGATCCATCCAGTCCTGGAGCGGCCCCAGGAAGTCGTGGATTGTCAGCGGCGAAATCGGATACTTGCGCCCCTTGATCAGGATGTGTCGGGGCGCACTGTCGAGTTGATCGCGCATCAGGAACCCGCCGTGAACTTGCCGTTGAGCTTCAACGTCGCCGTGAACGTGACGATGTCCTCGGTCGGCGACGACAACGAGAAGTCGCTCAGATCATAATTTCCATGCCCGTAAATCACGCCTGACTTGAGCGTGAGCACCACGGCCACGTAGGTATTCCCCGTGAACAGGTCGGTCGTGAACGTGGACGGGACCACGGACGTGTTGTACCGGCCTTCCACGGAGAGTTCTTGGGCGAGCTTGGCGGGAAGTTGCGTTTCCCAGACCATGTCACTCGCGCTATCGTAGTCGCTGCTGTCGGTCGCCGACGCGAGCGTGCGCGTTGTCTTCGGCTCCCACTTCGTCAGGGGGACCGTCGTCCCCGCGTAGGTCATTGTGGAAGCCTTGCCTGTCAGCCGATCACTCAGCGCCATGTCGTTGTCCTTTCCAGGGGCTCAGGTCAATAGCCGGTCAGTTCAAAGTCGACCGTGAACGCATGCGCCGAGGGGGTGAGGTCGAGCGACTTGTGCGTGCTGTCCACGACAAAACCCGTCGTGTTCGGGGCCGAGATCACGAAGAACGCTCCCGCCGGATTGGTTGTCGAGGCGGCCGGAAGGATCAGGCCCAACCCCATCTTGTCCCAGCCGTTCGAGGCGTTCGGCGTCAGCGTGATCGACGCGCCGTCGGTCGTCGAATTCATGCGAATGGCGACCGTATGCACATTCCCGAATGATACAGCGGCCGCGTTGCCGAACACGTCGGGCAGGCTGGTGAGGTCGATCGTCTGCGGCGTGCTGGCGACGAAGGTGAGCGTGAACGCGGAAATCTTGGCGATCTTGTCGGCCGCCGAGCCCGAACCATAGTTGGCCTTGAGGCCGTTGCCGCTGAACGTGATCGGGATCAGTTGCCCCGAGATGAACCCCGAGGACTGCGTAACCTGGAACGAAACCTGAGGAGCCATCGCCCCCGTAACGGTGTAGCTCATATCGACCTCGGGTTAAGTGTAGACGCGATCAACGATGTACCGAAAGAGCGCGATGGCGTGGTAGGCCTGGGGCGCGCCGACCGTGGTATCCGGCACGGGCGGGCTGGAGTCGTTCGAGACGCGAAACAGCAGCACGGCGGCGTCGCTGTTGACGAGGTCGGCATCGTTCAGGGCGGTGACAACCATCCGGCGAATGGTTCGCGCCTGAACTTTGGTGGTCGCGAAGATATCGACCTGGAATTGCCCGTCCGAGATGTAGTGAATGACTCCGTCATCCCCGGCCGTCTCCGTGGTGGCCAGCGCGTCGTTTTCCTCGATGACGAGCCACGGCGGGGCGGGCGTCCCCATCGCAATATCGGTCCAGATTTTCGTGGTCGACGAGGTCTCTCCGAGCAGCGTGGGAATCGCTGCGTTGTTCCACCCGCGCAGCTGAACGACGATTGCCGCCAGCAGGTCGTTGGGCGTGCCAGCCATCGGCGCGCCAACGGTAGTGCCGCCGAACAGGGGAGGACGAAAGGGGGTCGTCATACGCGTTGTACCGCCTCGACTTCCCACACCGCGCCACGGCCGCCGGCGTCAGCCACGCTCGTCACGAACAGGATCTCCCCGGTCCCCAGCACGATCTTGTCGTCCGGCTTCAAACCGTAATCGACCCCGAAAAACACGAGCCAGCGGTTGTATTCCGACACGCGGTTTTCGGTGGCCTCTTCGCCCGCAGGCCCATAGTTCTGGGCCGAGCACGCGACGTTCACCGCCACCGGGCTGGGATAGGATTCGGTCGGATCAATCCCCGCGTCCGCATCCTGGATCGGCGAAAGCGGGTAGATCGTGGCCGTGTTGATCAGAATGTTAGGTGAAGGTCCGAACATGCGTTAGTATCGTCGGTACGACTTCCAGCCCCCCGCAAGCAACAGGTCGCTCGCCTCTTTCGGCAAGCCGCCTTGCTTCACCTCGTTGAGGGTGTAGCTGTAATCCTTGGCGTTTTCCGACTTGAAGAACTGCGGCCGCATCATCTTCCAAATCAGGTCCTGCACGGTGATCAACGTGGCCTGCTGGACGGCGAAAGGAATCGTGACATAGCCTGCCGTGTAGACCACGCGGACGTTGTCGAAGCCCGGGGGAAACGTGGCCTGAAGCGGCGAGGAACCCAGGTTCATCAAGGCGAACACCGGGTCCCACTGCTGGGCGTTGAGTTGGATTCGCCCCGTGGGATAATCACAATTCCATCCGTTGACGTCGTTCGTGAACGCCTGAAGTTGCGCCCCCTCCCCGTTGACGCCCGCGAGCGCCCCCTGGGCACCCTGGATCGGCTTGAGATCGGACGACGGCCAGAGCGTGTAGCCCGTCAGCACGCTCGCGTTCCAACCGCCCCCCAGACCGTTGATATGATCGGCCACGGATTGAATCGTGGGATACGTCGCGAAGACGGTGCTGGTGTCGGTCGTGGTCACCCCTGACGCGACCCGAACGAGCGTGATCCCCGTCGCGGTGATCACGTTGGTCGCCGTGTCGACCGTGTTGGTCAGGGCGGCCGTGGCTCGCTGGTTGGTGGTCGCGTCCGTGTTGCTGATCGTGATGACCGTTTGCAATCCGGTGGCTACGCGACTGATGACAGTCACCGGGTACTGCCGCGTCAGAAACGCCGAGAATCCCAGGCTGGAATAGCTATCATCGTAAGTCGTGATCACGAAGTCCCGCTGGCAAAACTTCTGGACCAGCTCGGATGCCGTCGTGATCGCATCGGGCAGCACCGACGAATAGCCGGTGGGCAGGCTCCCGCCGATCTGCTGAATCGCATAGGCCGACGTGATCAGGTCAGCCATGCGCGGCCACCTCGGCGGGGGCCGGTGCGTACATCACCCCACAGCACGGGCACTGTTGCCAATAGGTGCCGTGGTCGTCCGGCTGGAGGGCTCGCCAGTAAAGCGCCCGGCCGCACACGGCGCACAGGCCGGCGTCGTCGCCGACCAACCGCCGGGGCGGGGCCGACTCGATGCGCAGGGCCTTGTTCTGGGTCGATTCAGGCTTGAGCACGATGGGTCTTCCCTTTCGTCGTCCAGCACTCACCGTAGTCGACATCCTTCCGCCAGATCACCGATCGCATGGGTCGCTGGATCGCCACCGACGGCCAGACCGCCACCGCCAGGCATCGCGGCTGCACGTCCTGAGCGAGGATCACGTCTCCAGGCTTGACGGGCGGGGCGTCGATGATCGCGTCGTAAACCGAAGATCGGATCAACACGCAATGCGTTGTCCATGACCCATCGCACTGGAGCAGGTTGGGCGCGAGGCCCGTGGTCGTGGCCTCGGAGTGATTGGCCCCGAAGTACAGCAGATCCGGACAAAGACCAAGCCGGTCAATCTGTTCGAGGGCTTCGGCCGTCACGTCGTCGAAGTTGGGCAGGAGGTCGCAATCGTCCTCAAGGCACAGGAACTCGGGCCATCCCAGATCCCGCGCCCGCCGAACAGCCCCCTGAAACGCTCGGGTGTACCAGTAGGCCCCCGGCGTCCCATTGAACGACTCGGGCGCGGCGTGGTCGTGGATTTGGTGGTAGCGAAAGCGTGGAAACGTCTCGCCATCGCCATCAAGCCGAAAATAGAGCCGTGCCACCCGGTCGCGGAACAGGTCGCGAATGCGTCGTTCCTCAGTCGCGAACCGGGTGTCATGGGTCAGGCAGATGGCGCACTCAGCAAGTTGCAGTGGCATGCGACGTGGCCAGCTCCCCGTTGATGCGCTCGAGGTATTCGGCCCACCGGTCACAGAAGGCTTTCGCGGAATACCGCTGACATGCCATCAGGAAGGCCGCATTCATTATATAAGGATGGGCGTGGGTATATTCGTAGACACGTTGAACCATTGCGGCCATCTCGGGGCCTGAGGGGTTGGCCTGGAGCAAAAACGTGTGCCGGGCGTTCTCGGGCGCGATCCCGACTGGAGTGCTCACCACGGGGATGTTGGCCAGCCATCCCTCGACGATCGCGTACCCGAACCCCTCCGTGTGGGACGGACAGAGCAACACGTCGAACGCGTTCAGGGCCGATCCCACGTCGAGCGTCACGCCGGGGTGAAACACCCGCGTGCCCGCGACGGCGAACGCATGAGCAATCGTATCGGCCATGTCGGGACCATCGCCCACATGGACGCCGACCCACTCGGGGGGGAGTGCCGCGACACACTCAGCCAGCGCCCGAGGATTCTTCTCGTCACTCATCCGGCCCAGCACGCCCACGACCTTCGCACCAGGCGGCACACCCCAGAGTCGTCGCTGCTCCTCGTGGCCCATCGCGGGCAGCATGCGGGCGACGTCGACGCCGTTTTCGATCACCGTCGCGCTGGCTCGGAATTGCTCGGGGATGCAGGCCATCGCCGCGTTGGAGACCGCGACGAATCGGTCCGCGACTCCCGATGCGTGCAAGAGGACTGACGCCGTCCACTTCGAGGCGTGGTCACCGTGCGCGACGCCGATCATGTGCGGCCGGTCCATGCCTTCGAGAATCACCTCAGGATGAGCCAGGCCCCAGAACACGACAACATCCGACTCGGCGGCCACCTGTCGCATGCCGTCGACACCGACGCGCACCGGGCAATACTGGCCGATTTCGGCGGCCGAGACGGGATCACACTCGCTGTCCAGGACGCCTAGGCCGGTAACCGTGGTGCGGAGGTCGACGCTCAGCCCCTGGATCAGGGTGGAATGCCAGGTCTCGGTTCCGCCCGCGCGGCAAAACACGGGGGACCAGAAACCCACGCGAACGCCGCCGAATTCCGATTCCATAAACACCCGTTGAGCAATCGCACGCTCAGGAAAAACACCCCGTCGCCGCGGGTGCGAAGCACGACGACGGGGTGAGCACGATTACGCCAGGGTTCCCGCCGCCGGGTAGGCTGCGAGGAAATAGCTGCTCATGTAGCTGGTCGAGACCGGTTTGGTCGACGGGTCGATGCCGATCACGACCGCCGCGGCCGCCGTGGCGGCGACCAGGGTTCGGATATACCCCTTCATATATTTGGCCGTTGGGTTGGCCGCGATGAGTTCCTCCGTGGTCACCTCGGTCATAAAGACCCCAGGTCCGGCCGTCGTCCCCTGGACGATCTGAGTGATCGCCGAGGGGGTGTAGACGGTGTACGACCCCTGCGCCGTGGTGGACCACTGGAAGTTTGCATCGACGGTGCCGGACGAACCAAGGGCACCCACGATGCCGTACATCGCGAACCGACGGCCCCGGTTGGAGTCCAACGAGATCGCATCGCTGTAATACGATGCGATGCCGCTGAACGCCGGGATTGCCGCCACCGGGGGAAGGGCCTCGGAGGCCCGCTCGTTGTAGCTCACGGAAATAACCTCTGGGGCGTGGCCCCGGTGAATCAGGTGGTAATCGAAACGAAGGGGGCCACGACGTCTTCGTTCTGCAACGTCAACGTGCTGTTGACCAGCGACTGACCGTCGCATCGAGCGAGGAAGCGATAGGTGAGCAAGTTCGTTGTGAACGCGTAGTGCTCGCTCACGCCGATCTCGATCTCCTCACGCATCCCCAGGGCGTAGGCCTGCGGAATCACGAGGTTGACGGAGCCGCTCGATGCCGCTGAGGCGGCCAGCTGCGTGAAGAACAGGGGCTTGCCAAAGACGGCCAGCACGGGCCGACGCTGAACGGCCCCTTCCGGACCCGGCGCGCCGTTGGGGAGGAACACCACCTTGCCCGACGCGTCGGCCATCGGGTAAAGGTTTTGCTTGAACGACGGCGGCGTGATCCAGATCGCGTTGTCTTCCTCTTCAGGCAGGATGTAGCTATCCGCCTTCGCGAGGTCGGTCAGAAGCACGCCGTTGGACGACCAGGTCCCGCGCGCGAACGTCTTGACCGCCGGGCTGTTGATCATGCCCTTCGGCTTGTTGACGCCGTCGCCGGTGAAAATCGCCAGGTCAACATTGAACGCGATCGTATTCGCGAACAAGCCCGTCAACACCTGTTGCAGCGCGACCATGCTGTCCGCGAGAAGCGTGCGGCTCGCCTGGGTGTAGCCGGCCAGCAGGTTCGCCTTCAGCTCGATCTGGGTCATGCTGGCATTTTGCTGCGTGAATCCGACGTTTTCGCCGGTCCACACCGCCGACATGCCACCGAGATACGGGCTGACGCCGGTCGCGCCCTTGGAGAAGTCCAGGGCCGGGATGTTCAGCTGGTTCGACGTCATCGTGAACCGGCGAACGCGCGACATGAAAATCGAGCGGTCCGCCGCCAACTGGAACAACTCGCGGCTGTACTCGACAGGGACCGTGAAGCCGCCCAGCGCGCCCACCGCTTCGACCTGGACCGAGGCCTTGGATTCCAGTGAATCCTGGAATCCGCCGGCCCCCTTCTGGACGGTGGCCGCCCACTCGCGGCCGAAATTTTCGTTCGGTCGAGAGTGATACTTGTTGACCAGCTTGTCCCGGGCCACCCGGTATTCGTGCGGCCGGTCGAACGGGGACGCCGCCCAGCCGAGAAGCTGAACGAACTCGCCGAACGACTTCTCTTCCCTGGCCTCAGCCGCCGACTTCTCGGGGACGGTCAGGGCGAACGGTGCGGTGCCTCGGATCTGCCGGGTGTATTCCTTTTTGAACACCTCGGCCGAATGCGACGCATGCGTCTTGACCATGCGTTCGAGGCTGCTGTCGATCTCGCTGGCGGACTCGTCGTCCTTCTCCAGCAAGTATCCTTCGGAAACGTGGGCCTCGGCCTCGCCGGGCTCCAGTTCAAGTTCGGCCCCGAGCTTCGCGCCCGGGTAGGCCTTGACCACGACATACGTTTTCATGCGTTAGTCCTTGTCCTGATGACAGGGAGTGCTAACGCGGCGGCTGTCTCCAGTCCGGGCGGCCGGACCTGACACTTACTCGCGCGCCCGGCATCCCGCGCCGGGTCTTGGAAGGGTCCGGGGGCGGCCCCGGACAGGGGAGAAGTGAAGGGAGTTCGATGGGGCCGGTCACACCTTCCCCATCACGTGAACCTCGAACGCCTCGGCCAGTGCGGCCTGCATGAGGCTGTCGATCGACTGACCGCCGAGTTTGGCGGCCATGTAGGCATGTTGTTCGGCCAGATTCCAGCGCTTGCGGGAAGCCTCGGGCTCCGGCTTGGGCTTGCGCTTCGGCGGGGCCTTGAGATCGTCAATGCGTTCCAGATTCTTCATGTGGACCCCGACGTGGTGCTGTGTCGGCATGTGGCCTTCGCCCATCCGCTTGTAGCAGCACATGCGTGCGGCCGGCATCGCCTTGGTTCCGCGGACGTCGTCGTCCACATCGGGAACCATCTCGCCCCGGTGGACCGAAACGATCTTGCCGACCATGCCCTTGTGGTTGCCCGCGATGCACTTCGCGAAATGGCCTTGTCGGAGCGGCGGTTCTTCGTCTTCCTCGTCGTCTTCCGCCTCGTCGGGGTTGTCCGTCGAACCCGGCGAGTCATCGTCGCCGTCGTGGTCGGGGTCGTAGGCTTTCGATTCCACGTCGGATTCCTCGATCTGGTTTTCGTGGGTGCTCTTGCCAGACTCTTTTCCGGCGGCCTCCCGATGCTTTTCGAGGTGGGCCAGCGCCTGCTCCTTGCCCGGTCCTTGGTAGCCGCCCCGGGCTCCATTGAGGGCACCGATTGCCGCCGAAACACCCGCGGGGATCGTGACGAGTTTGCCGCCCTTCACGTCGTGGTGGGGGAGTTTGTACGAATCGAAGTCATCCGCTGGCCCATCGACCACGGCGAATCCCTCGGCGTACTTTTTCCAGTCGATCGTGTCCTTATCGCCGCTGCCATCGGAAGACGCCCACTTGCGGAGCCGCTGAACGGCGGCCGCGGCGTCCCAGGTCTCGTTCGCGATCGGATGCGCCGCGTAGGGCACGGCCCCCTTGCTGGTCTCGCTCATGAGCTTGCCTCGTTTTACAAGAGTGACCGCGTCCACGTTGGCGGGCATCGCGACGACGGAATATTCGATCAACTCCCATTCACGGATGATGTTTTTGGCATGCTTCCAGTCGGGGTGCTTGCGGATTTCTTCCTGCGTCGGCGGCCCCATGCTGATTGGTAAGAATGTGATGCTGTAAGAATTCAGCATTTCATTCTTGACCTTGCGGCAGACCTTCTCCGCGAACGCGTCCTCAAGGTCGAACTTGTGCCGTGCGATCAGCGCACTGCCGTCAGGCGTGGGCTTGATCCAGAGGTTTTTCCCGACCGGCAAGCCCGCGTCTCCCTCTTCCGGGAGCCCCTTGGCGTGGCCGTACATCACAATCGGGTTGCGGCGGTAGTTGGTGAAATTGCCACCGCTGGGCACGACGACTTCACCATCACGATCCACCCGCGCCGTCGAGATGATCGCGATAGCCTCGGCCGGTCCTACCGGACCCTCCTGGATCGCGGCGTCGTAGTATTTCGTGATCGAGCTTGTGGTGGTCGGCATGTGTTAATATCCGGCCTTTCTGGCTCCCGCACCGAGGACTCCCGAGCGGTACTGGTTCGAGCGAATCGCGGGCAGTTCGCCGGGGCGGATCGTGCCGCCGATGATGCGCCGCAAGGTGAACGTGGTCTGGATCAGGGCTCGCCGCAGGTAGGGCCGGGCGGCCATGCGTCGCGTGCCAAGTTCGAGGTAGCGGCCGTAGAGCAGGTTCGTTCCGACGCGCCCGATTAGCTTCGACACCTCGTGCGTGATCGAGCGGCGAAGGTGGCCGGTTTGCTTGTAGGGGGGATTCCCGGGGACCGAATGGGTGAAGTTGTAGATCGTTTTTGGCGTTTTGCTCCGCTTCCCCTTCTTTGTGAGGGGATGGTATCGAAGATCGCCGGGCTGGCTGATATCGGCCTTTACCGTGTTTTCGAGATAGATGCACGCCGCCGAAATCCGCCGGCTCATCATGCGTTCGATTGCGGCCTGGGCCTGTTCGCCGTTCCAGTTCAGAGACATCGTATTTTCAGGGATTCCTGGATACGTCCGGGGTTCAATGTGGTAAAATAGAGGAAGGAGGTGAACCTATGGGCGTCGATCTCAACTTGTCCGGACCGCAGGACAACCGCTCGATGCGGCTATGCACTAACCAGGGGTTTGACCTGGTCGCCGCGTGGGGTGTGACCGTTCCGGCCGATCGCTACCCGGCTGTGGCGAAATTCTTCCAAGATTACGAATTCGAGCCATCCTCGGAACTTGCCGAACAGCTCAACGACGCGGCAAACATGATGGGCCCCACAGACCCCATCACCGCCGAGACGCTATCCCTTCTGCTAGATCGCATCGGCCTGGGATACCCCGACGAGCACCTTTCCATCACGTTCTAAACTTTTCTTGTAGGCCGCCCGGCCGAGACGTTGCTTGCGGGCCGCGGATCGCGCGTTGTTCTTGGCGCGGTCCTCGGCCGCTTGCGTGCGCAGCTTGTTGAGCGCGTCGCCCTTCGGAAACTCGCCCCGCGCCGCAGGCGGCAAGAGATCATCGGGGGTGTTGATGAGTTTGTGTAATTCGGCCATGTCCTTGCACTTGTGCATCGACGCGACCGTGTAGCGGCCCGCAGCCCGCTTGTAGTAGATCTCGTGGCCGCTGTAAGCCCCGGCGTGGGCTCCCCCTTCTGAGGAATGCCGCCGGTCGATCAGCACGGTATGCCATGTGTCCTTGGGATGGGCCGCCGCGGCGTCGATCTTGGTCATCAGCGCCCCGGGGTGAACCGAGAGTTCCTTTTTGTCGCCGAAGGTCTTGCTCTTCACCTCGATCTGGTGGTGACCCCCATCCGGCTTGGCGACCCGCACGTCCGATGGGTCGTTGTCCGTCATCCATTCGCCGCCGGTCGCCCGAGCCACTTCCTTTTCGATGTTGTCGGCCACGCGCTTGCGACTTTGCGCCAGGGTCAACCCTGGTTCGTCAGGGTTCGCATCGGCCGGCACGTGGGGAGCATGTGGCTTGCCGGTGCCCACGCCCGCGCCGCCCGCGCCGTGGCCACTGGAAAATTGCCCCGTGTGGGAATCGTGGTTGGGGTTGTACTTGCGAATTGCCTTGGCTCCAACCCGCTCCGGCTCCGGCCTGGGAACCCGGCGGCTGGGCGTCCACTTCTCCGGGTCGGGCTGGTCCAGCGTCTCGCCCCATTCGGGAGCTTCGGGGCCTCCGAGGTCGGCGGCGAGCACGCTGGTCATGGTGCACTGACACCTCGGATGAAGCGGGGGATATTTGATCACGCGATAATGCGGGTTGTCGCCGATCACCGCAAAGGCTTGGCCGAGCTTGACTTGCTTGCATTCCGTGGCGATCATCCGGCACAGCGGGCAGGCATCGCTGGAGAGCAGCAGTTCAAATCCCTGGACGACTCCCGATTCAATCGCGGCCTGCTCCTGCGCGGCATGCACCGCACGGCTGGCCTCGGTGGCGGCGATCATGTTCGCGTGGCTTTTGGTCAAGCCTGTGAAGATCGCGTTGACCCGCTTGGCGAGTTCGTTGAGCGTCTCGCCCTCTTCGACCTGACCGGCGACCAGCGATTCCCGCAGAGCATTGAGCGCCCCGTGAAGCGTGTGCGTGGTCGATCGGTTGGTCGAGTCGCAAAACGCGTAGGCGGCTTCGCGGATCTTGGCTTCGAGGTGCGGGTTCGTGACCCGCCAATCGTCGGGGTCGAGCCCCAGCCGGGCGTTTTCCCGTTTGCCGGCCTCGTCCCAATAGGCCCCGAGAATCGGCGTCATCGCGGTGGCCATCGGGTCGTTCCAGTCGGTCAGCTTCGGGATCGCGGCGGGGATGGGGGCCCCGATCTCACGCACCCGTCCCAGCACGGCCGCAGCCTGCTCGCGGTAGAATTTGATGAGGGCCAAGCGGATCGGCGCGCCGGTCGGCAGGTTGTACGTGTTCTTCTCGCCGTGCTCAGACTCGGCCTCGGCCTCCGTCTCATCCGCCTCGTCGCCCTCGTCATCCTCAGGCGGAATCGCCCCTTCCGCTCCCCGGTCCGGGTGATCCTTGCGGACGAGCGGCGTCGGCCGCCCATTGCGAACGAAAGGGCGGCGATCCTCATTCTCCCACGACTTCGAGGCGTCCTTGCCGGGGGTCACCTCCAGACCGTCGGCCACGGACGAGAGATTGAACTTCTCCTCCGCGTAGGGGGAGAAGCCATCGCTGTCCTGGTCGTCGTCGCGCTCGTCGCTCACTGATGGAGTTCCGCGTGGATGACAAGCCGTCCTGATGCGTCCCGCTCGTGGCCGGTGATCTTGAGCTTCGAGTTGCGAGCGAACACCACCTCTTGCTCCTTCGGGTAGCGGGTGATCCCCGCGACTGAAGCCCCCTTGGAGCCGGCAGGAGCCTTGATTCGGATCACGGCCCCCTTGTCGGCGTAGGTCTCGGCGACCTTGCGGTTCACCGACGTGCTCATATAAGCCTTGTCGTGGATCACCGCGCCGGTCAGATTCGATTCGGAAAGACCCAGGCTCTTGAGATCCTTGACGCCGCGATACACGTAGGTGTCTTCCTTGAGACTGGCGCGACCAATGGCCTTGTCGATCGACTTCACGATCGGACTGTTCGCGTTGCCGTCGCGTAGCTGGGTGTTGATCGGGCCGAACGACTGCCCGGTGTAGGTCCGCAGGTCGAACGCCTCATCCTCGGACAGGCCTTTTTTCCAGTCCTTTGACATCGACTCGAACTCTTTCTTGACCTCAGGCGCTGGCTTGCCGGCCATGTCGCGACCGGGTGCCGACCCTGGCTTTTCGGCGGGTTTGGCCGCAGGTTTCGCCGCCGGTTTCTCGGCCGGCTTGGCGGATTCGCCGCCGCTGGCACTGGCACCACCGCCCCCGCTGCCACCGCCGCCCTGTGCGGGCTTGCCGCCCGAGGGCTTACCACCGGCCGGTTTGCCGCCTGGAGGACCTCCGCATCGTGCGAATCGGCCCCGAGCATCGCGGCAGGGCTTGTACGCCTTGCGGAAAGCCTCGATTTGCTCGCGGTCGGGATGGTACGCCTTGATGAACTCGGCCAAGTCGGCCTCGAACGCCGACAGGCCGTCGGGGTGAAGATACCACCGCTCATCCGCGATTGATTTCTCGTGGCACCCCTGGCAACCGCGCTTGAACGCTTTCGCCTCGGTTTGGCTTGTGACGTCGTCCCCTTCCTCAAAGGGCTTGTCTTCCCGCTCTTCGGGTTCGCCCTCGTCGGCGTCTCCCTCCTCAGCTCCGGTCGGAGGAGTCCCGCCGTTGACGACGGGTGCGGGGGCCGGCGGCATCGTGGCCTGAGCCAGGGGGACCAGGCTGTTACTGACGAGCAATTCGTCACCCCCTTCGACGGGGGGCATGTCGAGCGTGGTCCGCACCTCGTTGCGGGTGATGACGCCCGCGCCGACATACGCGATGTGCGTCTCGCGCTCCAACACCTGATCGGCTGGCACCGGGTTGTCGAATTCGAGGAACAGCCGCTCGTCCCAGAGGTTGACGAAGTTGGAATTGAGGTGCTCGGTCAGTTTACGACATCGCGGCTTCACGGCGAGCCTGGCGTGCATCAGCAGGGCCGCGTCCATGTTGGCGCGGTTGGCCGATTCGCCGTCGATAATTGGAATCGGGATGCTCGCGGCCCGGGCGATGTCGTGGAGGATCGACTTCGACAGGGCGAGTTCACCCATGTCCTGCGGCGACCACGACAACGGCTTCAACTCCATACCGCCCGGTGGAACCCAGAGTCGGCCCGCGCGACTGAGGCCGAACGATTGCTCATACTCGAATTGAATCCGCTGGATCGCGTTGGGGTCCATCGTCAGGGCCCCGTCTTCCTCCTTGGGGATCAACATCGCGTCGGGGCGGCCGCGGTTGCTCAGGACGGATTCGCGGTAGTCGATGTTCTTGTCATAAACTTGCGCTTGATCGTAGTTCGCCCGCAGCCACGACCAGCCCATGGTGTAGGGGTCGAACAGGCTGAGTTCGCGGCCGTAAAGCACGGCGTCCGGGTCGAGGATCGCGTTGCCGCCGCCGCCCGCGAACAGATAGCCGTCGATCACGTTGGTGCCGACATAGTCCACGATCGGCCGGCACAGCCACGCCGGCAGCGGCCACACCTCCGAGGGGGGCATCTTCGCCGACCCATGCTTATACCAGTAGTATTCCCCGGTGATCTCCAAATAAAGCTGCGTGACTTCCCAAAGCTGGGTCTTGTTGAAGAACGGGTTGACGTAGTCGAGGAGGTCGAGCAGCGGGTGGTCGATCACCTCGTCAACGCGGTCCACCGTCTCCAGCCGCTTGTGGAGGGCCGGGTTGTCCCAGAGGTGGCGTTCCTTGCGGCGGTCGAGCGGTCGTGTACGGCACCGGGGCGCTTTCTGGCCGCGTCCGGCGCTGGTGGTCACGTAGAGCCGGATCGGCTGGGCGGCGACCGCCCCGGCGTTGATCTGGGCGCAACAGTAGACGGCCCCGCGATAGGACGAGACCAGTTCGGCGGCGGTCGGCGGGCGCTTGCCCTTGAAGGCATCGCGCGGACCATAGCCCAGCGTGCCCGTGGCCACCCGCAGCCGGCCGTTGGTGTTCGCGCTGCCCGCTCGCCGCGCGGCCTTCGCGAGCGTCGGCGGCATGCGTCGCTTGATCCGTGTCACTGGCGTGTCAGTTCCACCCGTGGCTTAAAAGGTGCTGCTGGCGCGCCTGCTCTTCGGCATCGCGCATCGCGGCCGCCTCGTCTTCGAGGTCGACCGGGTCATCGGGGGGCCGCTGGCGATCGACGGCCATCACCGCATAGCGCATCGCGTCCATGCCGTGATTGTGCATATCGACAGGGAGCTCCTTGACCGACTTGCCGTCCTGTCCCTTGGGCCAGCAATAGGCGTCGAACTCATCGAGCGTGCTTAACGGGACTTTCTGCTCCAGCAAGTGGGCATCGGCTTCCTGGAGGGCGTCCCGCAGGATGAACAACCGGGGCTTGCCGTCTCCGGCCACCTTGAGCCGCTCCTCAACGGCCTGGATTCCGGGGCGGATGTCCTTTTTCGCGGCCACGGTGGGGATGCGTTCGGCTCGCAGCGTGGCCCGGTCCTCGGCGTCGTGGTCGGCCACGGTGTAAGCGATCGTCTCGCCGACGCTGGCCAGCTTGATCCCCCGGGCGTGGACCTGGACCGTCTGGCGGGTGCGGTAGCGCTCCCGGTAGAGGTACATCCGGCCGTCGTGGTCGATGGCCCACCACTGGCACACAAAGGGGTTCGTATAACCGAAGTCGATCGAGCGAATCCGCCGCCACGAGGCTGGGATCGGGAAGGCATCGATGAGGTGGACCGCCCGGTCGAACGCGTCGTATACCACCCCTTCCGCCTGGACCCATTTGCCATGTCGAAGCCGGTCCTTGCGGACGCCGGTGAGGGCATCAAGGCGTGCGATGTAGGTTCGGCCGAACTCGGTCCACTCACCGCGCGACGCACTCCAGAGCGTGGGGTTGTCCTCGTGGCGCGACTCCAGCATCCGCAGGGTGCCGCGTTGCTCGCGTTGCTTGATCCAGTGTCGCGGCTGGTCTGGGTTGGTGTCGCCGAGGATCTGCTGAAACGGCATCACGCCGTTGCGGAGCCGGGTGGTGAGTTGCTCCCACTCCTCTTCTAGTAGCTCGATCGCCTCTTGAACATAGATGACATCATATTCCGTTGACATCACCTTTTGCTTCTGATCGGCCCCCGCTTTCTTGAGCCCCGCGACGATCAGTTCCGAGCCGTTGGGGTAGCGGTAGGCCTGTCGCACGTTGCGTTGCGGGCCAGCCGCGATCGGCGATCCCTCGGGCAGCACCTTGCTCTCAAACGTGACCAGGGCCGATTCCGTGAGGCTTTCGCGGGTCTTGCGGACGATCAGGCCCCGCATCCCGGGCCACCTGAGGGCACACGCGTGGAGTTTTTCCAGGCACGCCCGGCTCTTGCCCGTACCGGCGGGGCCACTGAGTAGCACCTCGTCTGAGCGGTCGGTCCAGAGCGTTTTCGCCGCGCCCCGTGCCGCGTAGTGCCGTGCCTCGGCCGACGGCATCAGAGATCATCGGGGGTGTTCGCGACGTCGTAGCTCTTGATTTCCGCTTGCTCGATTTCCAGCGTCTGCTTCACCTTGCCCTCGACCCGCTCCAAGAGCATCGCGAAGAATCGCGGGTCGGCCTCCATGGCCTTCTTGAGCCACAACTTCGCCAGCGCGTCGTCGGCATTCTCCTCGGCGATCAGCCGTATCAAAGCGTCGGTGATGCGACGGGAGCGGCTGTATCCGGCGGGGTTGCCGGACTGGCCGGGTTTGAACTGATGTGGTCTGACGTTTTCGGGGTTTGGCACATTCTTACACTGCTTTAATCGCTGCTATCAGCGCCGTTTCTTCAAGTCAGCAACCGCCTTGTGTCGCACCCCGAACAGCAGGGCCGCCACGGCCAAGATTCGATCGGCGGTGACGAACCCCGGGATCGACCTCATGATTCCGACCGTCCCGATGAAAGCAATTCCGACGATGGCCAGAACCATGATGGCTGTCGTCGTGTTTGCTGTGTCCATGGCTCAGTTCCTCCCGGTGGGTTCGATCTCCCCTGGCTGGTGGGGCCGTCGCTAAGTCGCGCGATCAGCCAGTCCGACTCGTCAACCAGGTCGAATTCGCTGGCCTTCACATGGAGTAAGGAACAGACGTTTCTCTCGTATTTGACGACCGTGTACGTGACCGACATGTCGTCACCCAGGCAAGCGCTTTTCACGATCCACGGGGTCGACGTCGGCGAATTCTTGAGTCGCACTCTCGCGCCTGGCCTCACCAGCGCGACACTCCAATCCTGCACAGATCACCCCCTCTCTGTCGCCCTCTGGGCGGGTTGAGGTTAGTTTTCGGCCTTCTCTATCGGCGCGTCGGGCACCCCATGCCCCGGAGCCACGTGGCCGAAGACAGGGCCGGACGTCTCGGGGGTGGCGAGCAGTTGCGGCGCGCCGACGGTGGGGGCCGACGGTTCGGCATCGCGACGGGTTCCGAGGACAAGCACGACCGCTGCGACGAACAGGAGCATCACGACGCTGGCCACGTGCTCGATGTGGAGGCGTGCGGTCGTCACGGGGTGGGCTCCTGCTCGGACCGCAGTTGGGTGATTTCGTCGCGGAGCAGCTTCACCAACTGTTCGAGCTGGCGAATCGTGACCTCTTGCAAGGATACCTGCTTTTCGCAGGCTTGCGCTTTGGCTTGCCATGTGGATTCCATCGCTTTCGCGTCGGCCAGCGCCTGCTCTCGCAGGATCTCCCGACGCTTTTGATACCACGTCAGTCCTTGCTGGGCCGCAAGCACAGCCACCGCAAGGTAAGACGTCAGATCCTCCGCGCTCATGGGCAGCGCGGCAAGAATGGAATTCGTCATGGATTCCCTGTCGTCCCCGTTCTTCGATCACGGTCTATTACTCGGGGGCGGCCGAAATACTGACGCCCTGTAGACGCAGGGTGACGGTAGACCGGGCCGGGGAGTGGTGTCCTCGGCCCGGCCGAATTACACGACCTGGATCAGCAGCCGCAGAGCAAGCTCGATCAGATAAATGATGATCGACGGCGCGATCGCCACCCGGTTCCCGGCCTCCACGTGCTCGAACACCGTGAGCACATCCTCGAGCGCGGTCTGCTTTCGCACGGCCTGGAGTGCGCCATACTGCGGGCCCGCACCCATGACGCCGAACGTTTTCAGGAAGGCCATGATGTCCTGCGCCGCGGTCAGAACGCCGGCCATGTCACGCGTCTGGATCGCGTTGAACAGGTCCTTGATCGATTGCAACGGCAACGCATCGAGCGCGCCCGGTGTGAATGCGAACTTGGCCACCTCGATGACGGAGGTGAAGAACGCCCATTTATCCGCGATCGTGTGGGTGGTGATCAACTCGCGGAGGCCGCTGACGATCGTCGAAATCGCGGCCTTGGGTGGCTCGATGGCGGTCGGATCGTTGGGCGCGAGGATCAGGGGCTGGACCCACGACAGCAGTGTGTCAATGGCGTCCGAGATGGCTTGCGCGTAGGCCGCCGGGTCGAAAATCGTGATCGGCAGTTCGCGAACGGCCAGGGGCTTGAAATCAACTAGAGTCATGATCACCCGTCTCGGAAAATCCGGTTGATGAGCGCGTGAAGGGCGAGGCTCACGAGGGGATACGAGATAAATCCCGCCCCATAGGCAAGGAGCATCGCGACGATGAACGGGATAAAATATTCACGTGGTGGCATGCGTCATCCGATCCCGAACGCCCGTTGCCACCACGCCCGCTTCGTCACGGTGAGGACCACGGGCCACGTCGACGCGGTGAGTTGGATTCTCGCGGGAGCGGCCAGGCGGGTATCCGTGTACGCAACGCCCGGCTTGTTCAGGGCCAGTCCGATCGACGTCGCCGCGTCATAGACGGCTATCTTCGTGGCCGCTCCGGCGATCCGGAATTGCGGGGTGCCGAAGTCCCAGAACGTCGCGGCGGGGGGCGTGAACGTCACTGTGTCGCCTGAGGCGACGGTGAGGGGGGAATCAAGCGTGGCGGTCAGATCGGCCATGATTACCCCTGCGGTGCGGGTTCTGGAGTTGGGGCCGGCGCGGGCGGGTCGATCGCGGCGAGCTTGTCGCCGATGGCCTTGATGCCCTCCGACAGCGCGGTCACCTGAGCGCCCAGCGCGGTGACTTGCTCGACGGCCGCGGCGTTGTCGGTCGCGTTGGTGGAGTTCGCCGCATCCGTGGCAATCACCCGCTGGACGGCCGAGTCAATCGCGGGGCCGAGACCATCCACGGCGGTCTTGAGGTCGGTGAGCTGGGCCCCGATCTGGGTCAGTGCGTCGTTGACCTGAGACATAAAACCTCGCAAGAGGGACAGCGTGTAGGGGTCGAAACGGTGCGTGTGCTCGAAGCGAAAGATCATCGGCGATAACACTGGCCGTTCACGCAGGTGGGCGCGGCCGGCTGATACACGGGGGCGGCCGGCGCGTAGTACGTGGCCGCGGGCGGTGCGTAGGGATAGCGTGCGTAGCCGTACCAGGGGTACGCGGCCGGTCGGACTGCGGGAGCGGCCACGGGCGCGGCGTAATAGACCGGAGCCGGGGCGGGTTGGTACACCGGCGCAGGCACCGAATAGCGATAGGCCCCATAAGAGGCCAGCGAGGGGTTAGGGCACACGCCGCCCGGACACTGGGCGGTAAGCGCCGCGGTAAGGATCAGATAGATCATGCCATGCAACCTTGATGATGGGTGGATTGTTCTGGGCTTCGGGGTCGAATCTCACTGCCTCGACGCCATAGGCCTCGAAACTCCCGCCCCGGCAGGTATCGAGCCGCCTCCATGCGCAGCCATTGACGCCCCAGATAAACTTCCACGAATTGAGGAATTTGATATACCAGATTCCGTTGACTTTCTTCGCGCCGCCCCAGTGGGCGACCGCGTGGTTGTCCCATCCCCAGCCCTCGGGAACGATCCCGTTGGAGTCGATGTTGTTGAACCGGGCACCGACACAGATTGACGCGTTGATGGGGATTCGCCGCTGAACGGCGGTCATCACGGCTTCGGGCGACGTCAACGCCCCCGCGATCGTAGCTTTGAATCGAGCCGCGTCGGTGTGGGCCTGAGCGCTGAGTTTGCGCGGATTGATGGTCGCGTAAGGGACCTCGGTGTCCGGGCAACATCCCTGGTCCTGAATCAGTTGGAGCGCGGAGCCGATGGATGAGCCCATGTCGATCCCGTTGCAGAGGATCGAATAAATGAACCACGCACTCAATTCGACGTAGTCAAGCCCCTCGACATAGCGGGCCAGTTCGAGCGAGGTGGCTGCGGCGTGGCCATTACAGTTGTGGACGCCGACGCCTTCGGCGACGTATGAGTGATCGCCACCGACTTCGAGGTTGTACACAACGCCCTGGAAATCTTTGCGGACAACTGACTCGATCGGCCACCAGTGAATCTTGTGATGGGATGGGCCTTCTTCCAGGTTGCCGCGCGGGTGAGCTACGTAATCGTCACTCCGCAATTCGTCAGCCCGGACATAGCCACGCCTGGTCAATATGGGGTGCTCGGCCGTGGCCCGCAGTCCAGGAAGCGACTTGCACTGAAGCCGCGTCAGCAAAGCCGAAAATCCCAGACTCGAATAGGTCTCCCAGAGGCTCGAAAGTGGCTTGAATTTGATGTGGTAGACCGCATCCGACTCGAATCGTTGCATCGTCCGGATGACGCACCCGATGTTGCCTTCGGCGGTCACTACTCGCTCAAAAGGCTGAACATCTTCGATGCGGCGCTCGGAGTCGTCGGCCATGCGAATACGCGTCCCCGCCGGGAAGCAGGCCCCTTTTCCATCCTGGTCCTTGATCTTGAACCCAGGAGGAAGCGGGTCCTCGAACTCCTCCCACTGGCTTTCGGGGATGAGATCGTCAGCCGCGAACATCGGCGAGTACATCGCCATCATCCGGGGTTGCGGATGGTGGCCGAGATATCGCGGGATGCCGTTGCTGTCGACGACGAACGGCAGGTTCGGGTGATCGGGTTCGTGAATGCTCATTTGTGCTTTTCGGTGGGCTCCACAAACCCCGGGACCCATCCTGGGAGCCGCGTCACGATGGGCTTCACTCGCACGAGAACGTGCCACTTGTCGCCGGATTTGACATAGACATCACCAGCAACAGACATGAATTTGTCGTCTGTGATCCATTGCCCGGGAATCGCCACGCCGCCGATGTTCAACACTTCCGTCGGGGTGGTGTTGAACGGCGAATCGGGTCGGCCTGGTTCGGTGGTATTCATTTACCTCGGATCGCTTTCGCGTCGGCCGTGATCGTGTCCGCCGTGGCCTGCTTCGTGACTCGAACGATTCGATCCGTCGTGAGCCAGAGCACGCACGGAGGGCCACCAGCGGCATCCACGGCCGGCTGGTAGTTATTGGCTCGCACGATCGGGTCGCTGACCAGGTGAGACCCCCACGTCACGTCGTAGGCCGATTCGAGCCCCGCCGCGAACGGATTGATTCGGAGCGCCGCCTGCGCGTGGGTGGGATTGTCGGGAAGGACGAGGACACCCCAGAGCTTGCCCGTGAACGTCTCAGGCGTGGGCTGCGGCGTGGGCGCAGGCGGCGCGGGCGGGGCCGGCTCGGGAGCGGGGGACGGGGCTGGTGCAGGTGCAGGTGCGGGCGAGGGGATCGGGGCGTCCCGGCCGTCACGACCGGGAATCCCTTGCAAGCCCTGAGGGCCTTGTGGACCCGCGGGGCCAGGCGGCCCTTGGGGTCCCTGAGGACCTGGTGGTCCGGGAATTCCGTCGGTGCCGTTGTCTGGCGCGGGGGCTGGTGCGGGTGTGGGCGTGGGGAGCGGTGGTAGCTTGCGCCACTCCTGGACGCCCAGCAAGACCACCAGGCCGAGCATCACGACCCAGCCCCACCAGGTCGAGTTTGCGGGGGCCGGTGCGGGGGTCGGCGTCACGTCGGCGGGTGTGGCCCCGAACTGGCTGTTGACGAGGTCCCTCACCTTTGTCGGTAGCTGCGCGCCCCGGTCCACGGCCGACCTCAGGGCGTCTTCGTAGTCTTTGATCTGTTGCTCGATGTCGGCCATTAAACCTCGATCAACTCGCCTACCGGGATCTCTTCGTACCGCCCGATCTCTTCGCCGCGGCGGTCGAGAATTCGCAAAAAATCCGGCTCCTGCCCGATCGAGCGGAGCCAGTCGCGGCCAATCTTCGCCGCGTTATTCGGCGAGTCGGCCTCGCGGTGATAGCGGCCGTCATAGCCGTTCCAAATCCTGCGCCGCGTCTGCTCGTCGAGCACCCGGCCGCCGTGCGACCGCTCCAGGCTGGCCACCTGCTTCCTCGTGGCCTGCCGCGCGACTTCGCGCCCGGTGTGATCGGAGCGGCCGTACGTCGCGCGCCCGATCAACTTCGCCAGCGTCGGCGAGACCGCGTGACACCACAGACAGACAACAAGGCGTTTATCGGATCGGGTCGCCCCGTGGCAAACGGGACAGGGCTGTTTCTTCGCGGGGGCCGCGCTCCAGGGGAGGCAGCCCGTGAGCATGATGATTCCGTCACCGTTAGCAAGCGATTTCATCCAGCGCCGCCCGTCGCTCGCGTGCCAGTTGCATGCCTTCGCGGATCGTGCTGGGGGCCGCCCGGTAGAGCTTGGCCAGCTCGTTGACCGAAAACCGCCGTCTCAGGCCGGTTAGCGGGTCGATCTGGCCCTCGTCGTGGGCTTGCCGCCAGTGCTCGTGCCGCAGGCGTGCGTCTGTGCCGGGGATGGGTCGCAACGGTGGAATCGTCCGGGGATGGAATTTCGCGCTCTCTACCCTTCTTAGGGCATTTCGCAACGGAATTTCGGCGTCTCCTCGTCGCAACCTACGTTACCCCTTAGACTATGAGTTTTTTTCCGGCGTCGGCAAGATGACTTTCTTCAGGACTCGCGAAGTTTGCCGCGACATTTTCCTCTCGCAAGCCGCGCAGCCTGGACGACCACCTCCCGCGTGATGCTGGGATTCTCATAGCTCGTGTTGCCGAAGGCAAAGCTAATCCGCTGCTCGTCCCACTCCTCAGGACTCATACGGACCTGCCTCGCCGCTTCGACCATGGCTTGCAATTTGGGAGTCATATTTCCCTAAGTCCTTGCCAGAGTGTGGATTGCGTGGAGCGTATCCCGCCCACCAAAAAAATCCGTCAAAATCGTCGCTTGCCTACTTGACGCGACGCAATACCAGGTGTATATTGTAAGTGTAAGGTTGATCGAGACACACAAAACCCAAGCAAAGGAGACCTGACGATGACCACGACCTTCACCGCCCGCGTCAAAGCGTTCAGCCGCGAAGGCATCCGCACCAACCGCATCCAGATCGACGCCGACGGCACCGTCCGGGTGTACGACTCGATCGCCGGCTGCTATACGGTGTGTCACTCGCTCTCCCCGAAAACTCAGGCCCGGCTGCGGAAGCTGGCGTCCAAGTGACCTCACCCCAGGCCACGGAGGGCCCACCACCCGGAGCCCGACCGATGACCCACCGCGACCTGCAAACCATCGAAGCCCGCGACCTGACCGCCGAGACCATCCGCGAGATGGTCGCCAAGGGCGAGACCGACACGGCTCTGTTCGCCCGAATCGTGGCCAACCTCGAAGCCCTCAACAGCAAGGTCCGCAAAATCCGAGTCCGGCACGGCCTGCCGGTCTGATCCTCACCCTTACCCCGAGACAGGAGCCAAACCGATGGGCAAGTACAACGTCACCCACACCTGCGGGCACGAGCAGACTCACCAGTTGGTTGGCAAGATCGCCGACCGGGACCGCAAAATCGCGTGGCTTGAAACCACGACTTGCGGCGAGTGCCACAAGACCCAGCAGACCCGGCTGCATGCTGCGGCCTCAGCGGAGGCGGCGGAAGCCAACGCGACGGCCGGCCTGGCCGCCCTGACGGGATCGGACAAACAAATCGCGTGGGCCGAGACCCTCCGTCAACCCGTGATCGCCAACCTCAAAGAGGCGGCGAATAAGCTCGTTGCGGCAACAGACCCGCACGGCAAGTTTTCCGCCGCGGCCCGCCAAGAGATCACGGACGCGATCGACCTGGTCGTCAACGAGATCGCCAATCAGACCGCGAGCCAGTACTGGATCGACCACCGATCCAGCCTGCCGGCAACGCCCGCGCAGGCGACCCAGCACATCTGGACTCAGATCACCAAGCGCAACCTTGCTCCCACGATGTTCGCCGAGGTCAAGACCCTGACCGGAAAGGGGGTGTGACCATGAGCACCACACAACAGCGGCAGGACGGTATCGCGATGGTCGCCCGTCTCTTGTGTGACCCAAGGCGTCAAGATCGTCACCTATTTCGCAACGCCGACGGCGATTACTGGCTCGACTTGGACGGCGAGCGCATCAACGACCAAGGCCCCGTCCATGTCCCGTGCGTTCGCGTCCCGGAGGTTTTCGGGCCAGACATCCCCGACGACGACGCGGCCTACGAATGGGCAGCGGCGCTCGTTGACGAGCTTGACGAGATGATTGACGGCTAACCTCACCCCGGCCACGGACGGCCTTATCCTTCACCCCGAGATAGGAGATTTGCCGTGGACATCATCGCTCCCGACGGTTTCGATCACGTGTACTCCGCTGAATACGATTGGGTCAAGGTCATGGCGAAAGCGGGTCGCCTCGAATTGGCAGGCGAACCAGATATCGACATTAACGAATGGGACTCGCTTATCCGGGCCGTTGGCTACGATCCGGAAGACCTCGAAAACACGATTACTCTCGTGGACGAGGTCGAGCCCGAGTCGAGCCTCCTCAGGTCCGGCGACCTGGTAGTCTCCGGCGGGTTTGGCGCGG